TTTTTTACTTCAGGAATTACTGGGGCTTTAGCCACAGGCTTTTTCTTTTCTTTTGTTTCCATAATATAATATAATATAATAATTAAAAAAGACCCCGCCGAAGCGGGATCTTATTATTGTTTTATTTAAGCGTCAGCTCCGTAAGAAACTTCTCCTACAGTTTTTGTTAAATCAGCGTCAATCATTCCTGATCCCCCACCAATTAAACCAATAGCTTTATTTAAAGCTGTTACATCTGCTTGAACAAAATGAGTAGATGCAGTAGCTTCCGCCCAATCTTTTGGAGAAATTTCAACTTCATTAGTGAGGTCACCAATAAAATTAACTTCAATTTTTCCAATTTTTGTACCACTTGTAAGTAATTTTACGCTACCTACATTTTCTGATGATAATATATCAAAATCACCAGCTGCTTTTTTTAATTTTACGTATGCCATTTCTTTATCTTTTAAATGTTAATAATTATATAGTTGACTTAAACAATACGAAGTTATTCGCAGCTTGAGTTACTAAACATCTTTCAGATAAGAAGTGAACTTCCATAGCATCAAGAGCAGAAGTATAAGCACCGCCTACAGAACCTGTAATCCAGTTTTTATATCGTCTGTCATCAGTTTGAGAAGCTCTATATCTTACGTGTAAGAAAGGACGTCTAATGTTTGATCCTAACATTTGATCATAAACAGTAGTAGTACCAGCAGGAACCATAACACCATCAATATCTTGTGTTAAACCTCTAGTAGTAGCATCGTTTAAGTATTTCCAGTCAGTTTTGTAGAAGTCATAAGAACCTCTTCTAAATCCTGAAAAACCAAAGTTAAGTGCCATTTCTGACTCATTATCAAATAAACCGTAAGAAGCAGCTTGTGTACCAGCATAACCTCCGCCAGCCATAGCAGCAATCATATCATCAAAATCCAAAGCAGTAGCTCTGTTTAAGAATAACATGTTTTCTTCAATAGCTCCTTGCTTGTCAAGTTGCTTAAGAATAGCATCAAAATCACCTAATGCACCAGCTCCAGGAGCAGCAGCACCAGCGAAATTTTGCCATACATTACCTCTTGTTTCAATAGCGTCAAATAAACCTTGAGTACCTATTGGAGCAACTCCAGATGTGTTAGCATCATTTCTAGTAAATTGAGTGTCAGCAAAACTAGTAGCATAGTGAGCATCAGCAACACCTGAACTAGTAGCAGCTTTTTGACCTTCAACACAAGTCATTTCTAAGTAATCTTCAAAACGTAGTCTTGTTTCAGACTCAGCTTTTAAATACCACATGTAACCTGATGTTCCGTCTTCAGTAGCAACTTCAATCCAACCAATTTGAGCAGCATCAGAACCTGATACTTCAAATTTATCTTTAATGATAACTGGGTTGTTTGAAAAAGTTTGTGGAGTAGGCTCAATAGATCCAACCATTTGGTTAGTTCCTTTTGCAAACTCTGAACCGTAAACAAACATTTTTAAACCACTTTCTCCCAAACCAGCAGCAGTTAAACTAGCGGCTTCGTAAGGTACAGCAGTAATAGCTAAACCAGTTACATCAATAACTAAAGCTTTTACAGTTGTAAAGCCATCAGCTATAACTACAGTTTGATTTAATCTTACAGCTTGGTTACCTGTTATAGTTAAAACATCCGTACCAGTTGCTCTAGATACACCTTCATAAGCAATGTGTAATCTATTTTGCTCAGACCAAATTACTTGATCAGATGTCATAGGCATTTCAGCGCCTACCATTCTCAAGAAAGCAGATAAAGTTCTGTTTCCGTATCTTTCTACTTCAGCTTCGTAAAGCTCAGGTAGATATTGTTGTGTCCAAGTCGAAAAATTAGCGTCGTGAAAATTGATATAGTTATCAACCACAGCTTGTTGTTTCGGCATAGGGACGATTGATGCTGGAAAAGCTCCAGCAGGAGAATTATCTTTAAATCCCATTTTTATATTTTAGTTTAAGTTATTTTTTTATTTTATTTATTTTTAACTTAGAACTTGTATCACCAGAAATAGCTCTTACTTTAAAACCATTTAAATAAACATCACCCGGAACCTCAGTTCTAGCGTCTTTGCTTATGTTCTTTGATTTAGCAGTAATATCTTTTACAGCGTCACTTTTGCCTTGCTCATAAAAATGAGAAGCAATAGTGTCGATGTTTCTAGCTCCATATATAGCTTTGTGGTATGCACCTGGATCATTAACTGTGCCATCTTCGTTTAAGAACTTCTTAATAAATGTTGTTAGATCAGATTGCGCCTCGGCAACTTCATTAGCGTCTTTAACACCGTATCTAAATTTCTTTTCACCAACCTCGAAATCAAAACCTTTGAAATCATTAGTAAAATAATCTTTAGTTGCAGTCTTAAAGCTTTCATGACTTTGCTTTGCTACCTCTTGTTCTTTGTTATATCTATTGAAAAAATCAGTTGCTTTTTGTTGTTCTTGAGTAACGCCCGGTCTCAACTTGATCTCGTCGTAGTACTTCTTTTTCGTTTCCTCCAAAAAGTTTTTGGCTTTTGCAATTTCTTCCTTATAAGCAAGTTTCTTTTTCTTTTGCTCACGTTCCTCAGCTTCTTCAGGATCAAAGTAAAATTTATCTTCTAATATAAAATCTACTTCTTCTCTATCTAAGTGAGGCTTAGTCTGTTTGTAGTATTCTCTAAGTAAAACATCCTCGTCTACATCAGTATAGTCTCTGCTTAGTCTTGCATAATCTTCTAATGTACCACCAGTCTCTTTCATAAACTCAACAAGTTTTTCTACGTTTTCAGGTAAATCTACTTGTTCAGCAACTGGCTCAGGTGCTTTTACAACCGGTTTTTCTACAGGAACTTCATCTTCTGCTACTTCATTTATAACAGTAAACTCTTCTTCTTTAACCGGCTCTTCCTTAGTTTCTACTTTTTCTTCAACCTTTTCTTCTACAATTTCTTGTACAACTTCTTTAGTTTCTTCAGGTTGTTTTGTTTCTTCTTTTTTAGTTAAATCTACTTTAGTTGTAGGTTCTGTGTTAACTAATTTTTTAGGTTTCTTTTTCATTTTAAAGTCACCTTGTTCTAGAGTTCCATCAGGAGCCTCTTTTACTTCTTCTTTTTCTGACATAATATAATATAATAATTAATAATTAACCCATCCCAAAAGGATTGAGCATTGGCATAGGCTCTTCACTAGGTGTTGGCTGATCTTTTTCAGTTGCACTTGTTTCGAAGCTTGTTGGTAGTAAATCGTTTTGTCTTTGGTCTATTAATTGAGACTGTTGAGAACCTTCAATACGTACTCTTTCATCTTTACGGTCTTCAATTTCTTTTTCTTTGGTTTTTAAACCATTAACTTCCATTTGTTTTAATTCTAAATCAAACTTATGTTGTTGGTTCATGATCATTATCTTAACTTCAGCTTCTTGCCTGTATTTTTCAACATCAAACTGTACTTTAGCTTGTTCAAACTGTACTTTTTGCTCTGTTAATATTTGTTGTTTTTGAGTTTCAGCTAATGCTTGTTTTTCAGCTGCTTCTGCTTGCGACTGAGCTTGCTGTTGTATTTGCTGAAGTTTCATTTGTTGTTCAGCTGCTTGCTTTTGTTGTCTACGTTGTTTTAGCAATTGATTAGCTAATGTTAAGTTTTTAACCTCTCTAATGTCTATAGCATCTTCTAAATCAATACCACCTGTCTTAAGTGCTATTTGTATATTCTGTTCTAATTGAGCTTTTTCTTCATCATCTGGCTCAAGATCTAAAAATATACCAAAGTCATATATGTTTTTGTCCATTAACTCTGTCAATGTAGACACATTAAACTTAGTTATACTGTTTTGTAAAGCTGATCTAGTAAGTGGAAACATTAAGGCATCACCTATTCTAAGTGATATGTTTTCACAATTTTTAAGCGTTAGATATAAACTAGCTTGTAATATATGTCTAGTTGCAGTATTTGAGTTAGCAGCAGCTATTTTCTGTAAACCTACTAAGGAGTTTTTATCAGGACTACTAGCATCTCTAGCTTCATTTAAACCTGTAACATCTCTAATAAGTTGTAAGTAATATTGATAAGTTTGTATTAAACTTTGTATTTTAGCTCCACCATTACCACTTTGTAATTCTTGTATAGGAACTTTACCTGGGTTCATGTCGCCATCTTGAGTGAATGATCTACCAACAATAGAACCTGTTTGAAAATACATGTTTAAAGCTTCTTGCGGATTATATGTTGTTCCGTTACCTAAGTCAACCTCAGCTAACCCATCAACATCCATATAAACACCATCAGGAACTACTCTAGATAATACTTGTTGCAGTTTAAGATGCGTTAATTGAATCATGTCAGCAAAACCTGTTATACGATTAA